CTTGGTTTTGTATGCTAGCACCTGCTATAGTTTGCCTTTGCTTATGCTCGTCCTTTAGATAGTAAGTAATTAAATCAAGCACTGCGAGCTTAAGATCAGAAGGTACCGCACTATAGCCGGCTGTATAGATAACTTTAACTGCGCCAACACCTTCGGGCCAATTCTTAAATTTTCCGGAACCAATTGTTCTTAGTACGCTATCAGTCTTAGCGTTTAGATAGTATTCATGGGCTCCTGTGGTAAGTGCAACGTAGTCGTTGGTGTATGAGTTTCTCTCGTGTACACTTACTATAACATTAACTGGACTCTCTGTTAGTTGGACAATATGAGTACCCCAGGTAATGTCAAAATATTCTGTTTTGTTTGATGAATAATAGTCAACAAAGCTATTTCCACAATAAGTTTTTACTAATGCACTTACCGATGGTATTAATACATTCAGACGAGCATCATCTTTAGGCTGCGTGATACCCTCTGCTGTTTTATACTGTTGTAAAGTAATTAAATCTGCCATAAGTTATTTAGTAAAAACTTGGGGGAGGGATTGCCTCCCCCGAGTTATAAGAATTACTAGTGTAATTCTAATTAAGCGTACGATTTAGGCGTACTCTATTCTAACAGCACCGTTGTCACCAGGATGTGCACCAGCTGCAGCTTCAAGCTCATTAAATCCTAAGGATTGAGCAGCTACAATAGCGGTACGCTGACCAGCAACTTCGTAATCGGTTTCAATGCTTACGCCCTTCAACCGAGGTATAACATAGTTATTAACCGCAACTGCACATGCAGCAGAAGTTGTTACAGCACCACCAGCACCTGTTTGGCTAGCAAGAGCGTCAGATGCAACTACGGGAGAACCGTAGATAGAACCAACAGCACCTACTAACTTCATTGCTGTATCCGAGCCGACCTCTGACACGTCAGAGAAGGCAGCATCGCCGATAAGGTTGTAATACTGATCCACAGGAACAATATAAGCAACATCAGCAGGATTAACACCAAACTTGCCCATTTCTGAACGAATTGATAGCAAGTTAGCACCTGTAACAGCGTCAGATGAACCAGAGGCATCGAGATCAGCTACAAGAGTTGAGTCGAATGCATAAGGTGTGTTTGCACCGTCAGTTCCAGATCCGCCTACTAGACCCTTGAAGGAAGCATTACCCAACAAGATTGATGAGTCGATTGCTTTCGCGTGTGCACGCGCAAGGGCTGTAGTTATGATTGGTAGAAGAGTAATTACTACCTGCTCGTCAGTATCGTTGCTGATGAACGTACCAGAAACGAGTCTATAGGCTTGTAGCAAGATACGATTAACGTTGTAGTTATTATCGCTTGCACCCTTCTCCTCCAACAAGTTAGCAGTGGTCTCAAGACCTGTTGCATTCCAGTTGGCGTTCTCGGTATCAGGAGCGATTGGTAGAACAGTCGCACCAGACAATACCTGGATTTCACGGAAAAGAGGGGCTACTTTTTGCTCCAGCTTAACAGCTTCTTCAAAAGTAGAAGCTACACTTACGTCGATACCAGCTGCGCTAGTAGCATCATAAGTTACGCCTGCTTTTTGCAGTACGTCTTTTCCGTAGTCAGTGTCATAGCCTTTCTTAGTAACTTTACCCAGAATATGAGCATAAACTAACTCTTGCTTAACATCTTTTGAAAGTTCAGTTGAGTTACGATTTGAGAATATACGCTTAGACTCACGCATTTTAGTAAGTTCATCGTCTTTCTCAAGAAGGATTTTCTCATGCTCCTTCATAATCTCATCTATCTTTGCGTCCTTTTCGGACATTTTAGACTCAATGTCTGCCATTAGTCGATCAGCACCTGATTCGATACCAACTTTAATAGCAGTTTGAACCTCTTTATCTTGTTGAGCCTTAGCTTCTGCGTCAGCAGCAACTTTCTCCTCAACTTCTTTTTGTACAGCCTCATCGGCTGCTTTTTGCTCGGCTTGCTTCATTGCAATTTTAGCAGCAGTTTCCTCAGCTACTTTTTTAGCAAAAGCTTCCAAGTCAACGGGTTGATTTGTCTCTTCAGACATTTGTATCTCCTTTTGGACTTGCGCCCCGTCACTATTAGTGAAAGTTTTTTTGAAATCTTCGTACTCATCCATAGAGTCGAAGGACTTCGCCAGTGAAAAAGTAGCTGATTGATTACATGGTACAGATACTACCGATACCTCCAATAGCTCAGCGTCCTTTATTCTTAATCCGTCGGTTTCCTCTAAGTAATCAGCATCCTTGACTCGGAAACCAACAGAAAAGGCTCCAAGGACACCGTCTTTAACTAAATCCACAACATCTTTGGCGGCCTTACTTATCTTGGCCTCCATCTCTAGTCCATTATCGGTAGCTTTCAGTCCAGTCGCTCTTCCAATGGGTCTATTGTAGTCATGGTTGAAAAGAATTATGGGATTCTTTTCAAAATTGTTCAATCCACCTTTAGTCCATGCATCAACTGCAATTGAATCGCCCGCGCGATCAAAATCAGATGTGCTTGCCATACCTCGAATTTTAATACTACCATCGTCCTCGGTATGAGACTTAAAAGTAGAGGTAAGATTAAATATTTTTTCCATCATCCCCCTCTTCTTCCGCATCTGCGGTCTTTGCCTGTAATTCTTCTAATGGAGTCGGTGCCTCCACTTTAGGCTTTTCTTCAGTTAATCCCTTCATAAGATCAGGACAAAACGATTTTGTAAACTTTACCATAATTGACCAAGATCCAAATATTTTCCTAACTGTTGACATTTTTATTAGTTGAGGCCTATTTGAATCTTCACTGAATTCTTTTGGATCTACAACCCATCCTGCTTCTGCAAAATACATGGCCATTGTAGTTGCTAATTGTTTCTTTTGTTTTGACGATCCCGCCATTATTCTTCTTCCTCTTCTACAGGCCTTCCGCCTTCCTCTGGGTTTACTGCACTTCCGGCTATATTTGCAGGAACTCTTACATCATCTTGTCCGGTTACCGGCTCAAAACCAAGTTGCTCCCTAGCTTCATTTGGAGATATAATTCCTCCATTTACTAATGCAGTGTAATATTGTGACTGATCTCTTAACTCGGGTTGCAGAGCTGGTATATCAGTTACATTCTCTTTTATAGTAAAACCAAAAAATCTTTCAAATGAAAAATTAATTTTTCGAACTATAGGTAGTATAGTCTCAAGATAGTATAGTCGCATATTTGGGCGAATGTTGGCGTTGTTACCAGAGTCCAACATAATTGGAGGTACTCCGAGCGCCTTTAATATAATCTTTTCATTCTCTGCAATCGCACTTTGAAAATCTAATTCTTTAAAATTTACATTTGTCAAATTATCTACTTCTATACCACCATCCAAAATTAGGGGTCTTCTACCGCCTGCATCAGGCTTGTAACGAGCGCCCCAAGATTGTATCATTCTTTCTTTAATCTTTTCAGATAAAGTATTAGGACTTTTTAAAACTAGTCCAGGTACTGCCCCATTTTTAAAGAAATTATCCTGAAATTTTCTCATTGAAGCCATAAGTTGCATTGTTCGTAATGCGGGGCTTAAACGAGGCACCCCTCTATAAATAGAATAGAAGGAGTTTTCTTTTATATGGATTATTTCATTCGGAGAGTATTCAACGTTCTTATCAAAAGTGTATTTTTCAACATAAGTAGATTCACTTGCATGAATTGCCATCTTACTTGAAGGTAGGTGATATAAATGTACTCCATCAAAGTAAATAAAAATATTACCGTCTAATATATAATCTGTTATTAGGTTGCGTTTAAAAGTATTAATGTCTTGAAAAAGGTTAGGCTCATAGTTAAGTAGCGTATCTACTTTTGCCCTTTTAATACCTTTTATAACGCCGTTTAATTTTACTGATCCACTAACTATTGCAGGGATTTCTGCAGCATCATCAACAATCATATTAACTGCACGGTTGACAATTTCTAATTCTTCGTATTGCCTTTCATAGCTAGTAGTGGGTTCTCTAGTGCTTTCTGAGGTTCCACCAAGAAGATGTTGAGAAGTATTTAGTTTTTCTTCAACGTCTTCCTTACGAAAGAATCTGTCATACCATGCCATGTTTATCTCTTTGAAGCTGTACCCAGCGCATTTGTTTCTTTGCCGTTGTTAATGCGGGGTTGCGGCCATATACTTTGTGTAGTTGTCTGTGGTGCCCGTAGCATAA